CAAGAGGCTGTTCATTATGCTACTGACCCAAATACAATGCGTGCGGACGAATCTACTCCTGGCGGTATGCCCGCAAGACGCGTAAGTTTAGGCAACATTACAAATGGTCCTAAAAATACAGGCATTAAGATGCGCGGTGCAGGTGCGGCAACTAAGGGCGTTATGTCTAGAGGACCAATGGCGTGAATAGATACGGGTCTGTCTACTTAGTAACCAATACTGTTACGCGTGAACAGTATGTAGGGCAGACACGTCAAAAATCTTTGCGGCGTTGGAAAACACACATTAATACTGCAAATTCTTCTGTTGCTAAAAAGTACAAGTTAGCCAGTGCAATTAACATTTTTGGTAAAGACAACTTCAGTTTTCAAGAAGTGTTTGTAGCTTTTGATGCGGATGCGTTAAATAAAGCTGAGATTGATTGGATTAAAGATATTAACCCTGCATACAACATTACCAAAGGGGGTGCAGGACATAAAGGCGTGAAGTATTCTGAAGAAGTTTGCAAAGCACGTTCTGAACGTTTAAAACGCCAATGGGCTGACCCTGAGTGGCGTGGAAAGCAGGTTGCAAACTTAAAAGAAATTTTTAATACGCCTGAAGCACGCGAGAGAGGTAAAAAACTTATTAAGTTTAATGGGGGTGCTATTAGATGGGCAGGGCACGCTAAAAAAGAAAAGGCGCCCAAGAAAGAAAAAGTTGTTAAATTAAAGCGGGACCCAAAAGTGGGTCGGGAAAATTCTGCCCGAGCAAAATGGAAACCTTTGTACTGTCCTGAGCTACAATGTTCTTTTTTATCGCAAAAAGCCGCGGGAGAATTTTTAGGTGTAAAACGAACGACATTAACTATGGCGATTAAAAGAAAGGGCAAAGTGTTAAACACATACACTTTGGAAACGGTGGCGTAAATTACTTATACTGAACTTGTAACTGCAATTCAGTCGTACACGGAAAATCAATTTCCGACTGTATATCTTGCTGATGGAACGACACAATCTAGCACTTCGCAGATCAATCGTTTCATCGAGCAGGCTGAGCAACGCATTTACAACACGATTCAGTTCCCAAGTCTTCGCGCTAATAAGATTGGTACTTTGACAGCGGGTAACTCTTACCTGTCTTGCCCCAACGACTTCTTGTCTGTGTACTCCCTTGCTGTGATCAGCAGCGGGACTTATACATACTTAATCAACAAGGACGTTAACTTCATCCGCGAAGCGTTTGCCACTACCAATTCTTCTTTCTATCAGCAGCCTCAGTATTACGCACTCTTTGGTCCACAGTACGGCAACGTTGCCGAACTGAGTTTTCTTCTTGGGCCAACACCAGATCAGTCGTATTCTGTAGAACTGCACTATTACTATTATCCACCCACAATTGTTCAAGGTTCTATCACGGCTTTGACGCTGACCAACGGCGGGTCTGGCTACACCAACGGTACATACTACGATGTACCAATTACAGGCGGTAACGGCAATTCAGCAACTGCTACGATCACGGTCGCAGCAGGCATAGTCACAGGCATTACGCCAACGACTGGCGGTGCACTGTATTCTGTAGGGGACGTCATTAGCGCGTCTGGCACGTACATTGGTACGGGCGGTTCAAACTTTACTGCTTCTGTCAGCTCTGTGTCCAATGCAACAGGCACAACCTGGCTTGGCGACAACTACGACTCCGTGTTGCTGTACGGTTCTTTGGTAGAGGCGTACACATTCATGAAGGGAGAAGCTGATATTCTTGCGTTGTACAACGATAAGTACAAAGAAGCGCTTGCAGAAGCTAAACGCCTTGGAGACGGCCTTGAGAGACAGGACAGTTATAGAAGCGGACAATACCGCCAGAGGGTGACATAAGATGGCATTTACTGGCAACTGGGCTTGTGATGTGTTTAAGACCGGCATGATGAACGGAGTGTATAACTTCACGTCCGGCAACTTCTACATTGCGCTCTACACCAACACGGCTACGCTTGACCAAACAACGCAGTCCTACACCAACGCAGGTGAGACATCCGGTACAGGCTATACCGCCGGCGGTCAGTTGCTTGTCGTCAATCAGGTTCCAACAGTGGGTTCAAGTGGAGACACCGCTTATGTATCTTTTGCCAACGCAGTTTGGACAGGGTCTATAAGTGCAAGGGGCGCCTTGATTTACTTGAACAACGGAACAACCAACCCCGCAGTTTGTGTTTTAGATTTTGGTTCTGCAAAGACCTCGACAAGCACATTCACAGTTCAGTTTCCTGCCGCAACAAACACATCGGCTATTATTCGTATATCTTAAGGAGTCAAGATGGCTAACGAAATTTCAAACATTGGAGATCACGCAGTGGCTACACTCCAAGCTAAGGCTAGTATTCCTGAAGGAATGGGCATCGAGGGTTGGTACCACGTTGTCTGCCGCGACAAAGACGGCAACATCAAATGGGAAGAAGAATTTCCCAACTTAGTGGTAGCTGTAGGTAAACAATTGATGCTTGATACCTTACTCAAAGGTTCTAGTTATTCTGTGACCGGACCCTATCTTGGGTTGCTTAATGCCAGCATTACCGCCGCCGCAACAGATACCATGAGCACAATCGTGCCGTCTAAAGAGTTTGTCAATTACACAGTGGGCGGATCAGCCGTTCGTGGTACAGCAGTTTTTGCGTCATCCACATCGACAGGCGCTACACCCTCTAACGTAACTTCCTCAACAGCTACAGCAGTGACCTACACAATCACAGGTTCAGGCGGTACAGTTTACGGATGTTTCTTGGTACTTGGTACAGGCGCTTCTAGTGCTCAAAGCAATACAAGCGGTACTTTGTATTCAGAAGGTAACTTCAGTACAGCGAAAACCACCACCGCCGGAGACACTGTCAGCGTTGTTTACAGTACTACCGCGACTTCTTAATTAAGGGGTATGTATGGCTTTCTTAATCAAGGACCGGGTATTAGAGACCTGTAGTTCTCCAGGCACAGGCGCAGTCACGCTCCTTGGTGCGGTTACTGGGTATCAATCTTTCAGTGGCGCTTTCAGCTCTACCAACGGAACCACAACCTACTACTGTATTGCTGATCAAGGCGGTGCAAACTGGGAAGTGGGACTGGGTACTTGGAACACAGGCAACACCCTAACTCGAACAACCGTTTACTCATCTAGCAACGGGGGTGCTACTGTTAACTTTGCGTCCGGTACACAAAACGTATTTTGTACATACCCTGCTGAGTACGCTGTTTATCAAGGTGGACCACTTGGCACGCCAAGCTCGGGAACATTAACTAACGCAACAGGACTGCCAATTTCCAGTGGTGTATCAGGTCTTGGTACAGGCGTAGCCTCAGCATTGGCAGTTAATACGGGTTCAACAGGAGCAGTTGTTTTATACAATGGGGCACTAGGTACACCAAGCTCTGGTACGGTTACAAACCTAACAGGTACGGCAAGCATTAATATTAATGGTACTGTTGGCGCGACCACACAAAACACAGGCGCGTTTACAACTGTTACGGCTAATGCCTCTACTTCCGGCACGTCTTCAACAGGTGCGTTCTCTTACGGAACACTGAGCTATACCGATGTAAACCATATTTTGACGATGCAAGCCAGTCAGAATAGTTACATACAGATGGAGATTCAAAATACCAATACGGGTACTGCCGCTTCTTCTGATGTAATTGTCTCGAACAACAATACGACTGCTACCACTTATTATGGCGACTTTGGTATGAACAGTTCGGGATGGACTGGGACACCGGGCACAAACAGTTTTGGCTCACCTAATACAGTGTATTTAACTGCTACAACAGCAGACTTGGCGATTGGTACAACAACTGCTAATGCGATTCGGTTTGTTGTGGGCGGCGGTGCGGATGTGATGCAAGTTAATGGAACAACAGGTATTACATCGTTCCCAACCACGAGCGCTATTACACTGCCAGTTGGTACAACAGCGCAAAGACCCGGAACACCTGCAACGGCAATGTTGCGCTATAACACATCGTTATCTCAGTTTGAAGGTTACAACGGAACGATCTGGGGTGGCATTGGTGGTGCAGTTCCACAAGTAACTGTTTATACAAGTGGCTCAGGAACATATACAACACCTACAAACGCAAAATATTTATATGTTAGATTAGTTGGAGCTGGTGGTGGTGGTGGAGGCTGTCAAGCAACTAACTCCTCTCAAACTTCTGCAGCAGCAGGTGGTGGCGGTGGTGGATATTGTGAGAGTATTATTACTTCTCCATCTGCAACTTATTCCTATGCTGTTGGTTCTGGCGGTTCTGGCGGTTCTGCGGGGAATAATTCTGGTCAGGCAGGAGGAACAACTACTTTTGGCACAAGTTTATTATCTGCTACTGGAGGAGGTGGTGGAGCAGGTTCTGGTACAGGAACTATAACAGGCTCATATACAACTGCTCCAGGAGGTGCTGGTGGCGGTGGCTCTGGAGGAAGTTTTAGTGCAGCTGGAGGCGATGGTTATGCTGGAATTTTATTGACAAATTCTGTGCAAGGTGGTTTTGGTGGCAATTCTTTAATGGGAGGGAGCAAAGGTGGCTCTGTTGGTTCTGGAGGTAGCAATGCTGGGTCTGCAGGATACAACTATGGAGGAGGAGGAAGTGGTGGTCAAAACTATACCAGTGCTTCAGCACAGGCAGGAGGCGCTGGAGCTGGTGGTTTAATTGTTGTTCAAGCATTTTTCTAAGGATTGATTATGAGTTTAATTAGACACGCAATAATTGATACAACAACAAACAAAATAATAAACATTATTGATTATGAGGAAACACAAACTGGTGTCCCTCCTGGTCTTGAATCACATTTATTGTGCATAGCAAATGATACGTATCAAATTGGTGGAACATTGGTTAATAACGTTTACACACCTCCTCAACCATATCCGTCTTGGACTTTAGTTAATAATGTGTGGACACCTCCTGTTTCTCAGCCAACAGCAACTTGGTCTGTTTGGAACGAATCTTCTAAGTCTTGGACAATAATTACACCATAAGGAATAATAATGTCAGTATCAGCACCATTCTCTCCTTGTGGCAACACGGTAGTTATATCTGCAACAACTACTGCGTCTAGCGCCGTTCAAGTGCCATCTAGTACGCTTGGCGGTAATCAGTACAGAATTATCAACAGCGGCTCTGTTGTTGTAATTCTTGGCTACGGACCTACTGCGGCATTAGCAAGTGCTGGTGCGGCGACTATTCCTTCATCAACTCAGGCTAACTGTTTGCCTTTGTTGCCGGGAACAGATGAGATTATTACGTTTGCGCCTAATGCTTATTTCTCAGCAAATTGCACAACAGGCACAGCAACACTTTATATCACTCCGGGTGATGGAGACTAAGAATGTTAAAGACAGTAGCTATAACAGCGTCATCGGGAGGTCCAGTTTA